AAACTCGACGGTGCAGCAGCGCCTGGCCGCGCTCGCGCAATATAGCGCGGTCTATAAGGCCCAGCTCGCCGAGGGCTCGGCCGCCTTCCGTGCCGCCAAGGATTTCGAGCTGTCCGAGACCCAACGGATCGAGGACGAGAAGCGCAAGGCGACCGAGAAGGGCATCGACGATCAGATCAAGGCGATCGACCGTCAGAGCGCCCAGGTCCAGCGTGCCCTGGATACCCAGGTCAAGATCAAAGGCGAGACCGACGCCCAGGCACTCCAAGAGACCCTGGCCAACCTCGATCGGCAGTACAACGCCGAGCGAGATCTGCTGAACAAGGAACTGGGGCTGTCCGGCCTGTCGCTACAGGACAAGCAGCGGATCAACGATCAGCTCGAAGCGCTCGACGACAAATATAACAGCGCGATCATCCAGGCAGCCCAGAAGACGGTCGACCAGCAGACCAAGTCATGGGATGCGGCAGTCGGGCCGGCGAACCGCGCGATCGACCAATCGGTGACCGGCGTCATCACCGGGCAGCAGACCGCGCAGCAGGCCATCGCCCGCGCCGCGCAATCCATGATCACGTCCTATGTCGGCGCTGGCGTCCAGATCGCGACGAACTGGCTCAAAGACGAACTGATGATGACGACGGAGAGCGAGGCCCAGACGCGGGCGCGGGCTCTCCTCCAGACCCTCTCGACCACGACCGACGCCGCGACTATCAACAAAGCCGTTGCCGCCTACACGGCCGGCGAGACCGCCAAGACCTCGGCGACGGCGGCCGGCACCGCAACGCGCGACAGTCTCGGCCAGACCGAAAATGCCGGGTTCTTCACCCGCGTCGCCACGATGCTCGCCCGCTGGCTGGGCTTCGAAACCGGCAAGAGTGCGGCGACTGACAGCGGCACGATCGACCGCACTGCCGCGATGACCTTGGAGAATACCCAGACCGTCGCCCAGGACTTGAGCCTGATCGAGATGGCCGCCGCCGTCGCTGCGGCGAATGCCTATGCCGCGCTCGCCGCCTTGCCGCCGGCCGCCGCCGCCGCTGCGACCGCCGCCTGGGGTACGACCATGGGCTTCGCCTCGGGCCTCGGCGGCGGCATCGCCTCGGCCTTCGGCGGCTGGGGCCAGGTTCCCTATGACGGCGCCATGACCGAGCTGCACAAAAACGAGATGGTGCTGCCGGCGTCGATCGCGTCGCCGCTGCGCGGGATGCTTGCCGGCGGCTACCAGATGCCCAGCCTGGGCTCGCCGCAGGCACCCGCGTCGGCGGCGACCGCAGGCGGCGGCGGCAGTGGCGGCGCTGTCCAGGGTGGCCTGCATCTGCATGCGCCGATGACGGTGACCGGCGGCAACCCGGCCGACGTGCAGTCCGCCGCGTTGTCCGCGCTCGACCAGGCCGCGCGCAATGGCGTGCCCTCCAAATATCGCCACCTGAGAAGGATGCTCGGGCTATGAGCCAGCTTATCCTGCCGAACTTTTCGACGCGGGGCTTCTCGTCCTTCAAGCGGCCGACCTGGTCGACCATGAAATCGACGCGGGCATCGGGAAAGGTTAAGCGCGCGGCGCTCTACACCTATCCGCTCTATAACTTCGAACTGAGCTTCAATGGGTTGCGCGCCGACAGTATTCGCCAAGAGCTGCAACAGCTCATGGGGTTCTTCAACACCATGAACGGCGGGTTCGACGACTTCCTGTATCTCGACCCGACCGACAACCTGATTACGTCTCAGGTCATCGGCGTAGGGGATGGATCTACAACCCTGTTTCCCTTGATCCGGAACATGGGAGGTTGGATCGAGCCCATCGGTCAGGCAGCAAGCCAGCCGACAGTCAGCGTCGGCGGTGTTCCAAACGCCGCCTGGTCGCTGGTGCTCCCGAACCTCATCCAATTCGAGACGGCGCCAGCTATCGGCGACCAGATCCTGATCGAGAACATGCAGTTCTATTTCGTCTGCACGTTCGACGACGACCAGCAAGAATTCGAGAACTTCATGTACCAAATGTGGCTGAACAAAAGCGTCAAGTTCACGAGCGAGAAGCTATGAAGGCCGCGAGCCCGGAGCTGATCTCCTATCTCGCGAGTACGGATAAACATCTCTTCGCGGATCTGTTCACCTTCACTCTGCTCGACGGGACGGTGCTGACCTACACGGCCAACGATGTCTCGCTTACGGTCGACGGCGTTGTCTATCGCGCCGACCAGGTCAGCGTCTCGGGCCTGCGCTACAAGCTCTCGGTCGGCCTCGATGTCGACGAGCAGACCATCACGCTCGGCTATAGCGACGCCGACACGATCGACGGCATCCCTTGGGGGCAGGCGCTTAGGACCGGCGTGTTCGACGGCGCCTATCTGCGCCGGACGCGGGCCTTCTATCAGGCATGGGGCCAGCCGCCGGTCGGCGTCGTGCCGCTGTTCTCTGGGCTGATCTCGACCATTGATCCGGTCGGCGAGGTAGAGGCGACGGTCACGGTCAAGTCGATGACCGTCCTGCTCGACGTTCTCATGCCGCGCAACACCTACCAGACCGGATGCATTCACAGCCTGTTCGATGCCGGTTGCGGCCTGGTCAAAGCGAATTACACGATGACGTGGGAGGTCGCGGCCGGCCCGACGAACGCGACGATCCCGGTGCCGTCCGATGCACCGCCGCTGCCGGCGGCCCTGGAAGGAAACGAGGAGGGTCTGGGCATCTTCGTCCAAGGGACGATCCTGTTCACGTCGGGCGTCAATGAGGGCGTTTACCGCACGATCAAGTCGGTCAGCACCGACGCGCCCTTCGGTCTCAACCTGGCCTATCCCCTTGAAACGCCCTGCGCCGCTGGCGACACCTTCCAGATCTGGCCGGGCTGCGACAAGACGGCGGCGACCTGCGCGGCTCGCTTCAACAATCTCGCCAGATTCCGCGGCTTTCCCTACACGCCGTCCGCAGAGACCGCGTTCTGATGCCCGGCACCGAGGCCGAGCAGCGCGCCGCCGTCGTAACTGAGGCTCTGAGCTGGCGCGGAACGCCCTATCACCATCTGGCCGACCTCAAGGGCATCGGCGTCGATTGCGCCATGATCCTCGTCCGGATCTTCGTCGACACCGGAATGATCCCGCCGTTCGACCCGCGCCCCTATCCGACCGACTGGCATCTGCACCAGTCGGCCGAACGCTATCTCGATGCCGTGCTGCGCTATGCCCGTGAGGTCGAAACGCCTGGCCCTGGCGACATCGCGCTCTATCGCTTCGGCCTGACCCGCAGCCATTCCGCGCTGGTGATCGAATGGCCGCGTGTCATCCATGCGCAATTCCGCATCGGCTGCACGCTGGGCGATGCCTCGCGCGACGAACCGCTGGCGTCCCGGCGCCCGCGCTTCTTCAGCCTCTGGGGCACCGAAGGAAAGGCCGCCTGATGTCTACCATTCTGGGCAATAGCAAATCGGGGACCGGCCCCGTCAAGTCGAACAGCCTCAACATCCAGACCAGCTCGAACGGCCTGCCGATCGCCAAGTGCTACGGTCAGACGCGGATCGCGCCGAACCTGTTCTGGTACGGCGATTTCGCGGCGATCAAGCAGAAGAACCAAGAGGGCGGTAAGGGCGGCAGCGACGGCAGCGCCAGCTATACCTATCAGGTCGCCGCCATGATGGGCCTTTGCGAAGGACCGATCCATGGCGTCTCGGCGATCTGGGTCGATCAGAGTTCGGTGACGACGCTGGCCGCCCTCAATATGAGCCTCTACGCCGGGACATCGTCGCAAGCGTTGTGGGGTTATATCGAGACCCACCACCCCGACCAGGCCCTGAACTATCCTTCGACCGCCTATCTCGCCGTCGCCCCCTACGATCTCGGCTCCAGCCCGAACCTGCCGAACCATCAGGCCGAAGTGCAGGGCGTATTCTGGAATACCGGCGGCGTAAACGGCGACGCCGATCCTTCCCTGATGGTCGTGGACTTTCTGAGCGATCCGCAATCCGGCGCAGGCTTCCCGAGTGCCAACATCGATCCGGCCTCGATCTCGGTCGGACAGTCCAGCTATCGCGCTTATTGCCAGGCGACCGGCCTGTTTCTGTCGGCCGCGCTCACCGACCAGGAAGCGGCGCGCGACACGCTGACCCGCTGGCTCCAGCTCACCAATTCGGCCGGGTTCATGTCGGGCGATCTGCTCAAGATCGTGCCCTATGGCGACGAAACCGTGACCGGCAATGGTTGGACCTTCGTGCCCGATGTCACGCCGATCTATGACCTGGACGAAGACGACTTCAAATTTGACGGCACAAACAACCCGGTCGCCGCCAGCCGCTCCGCTCCGGAAGACGCGAAGAACTGGGTCAAGCTGGAGATCCTAGACCGGGTCAACCAGTATGCGATCGACCCGATCGAGGCGAAGGACCAGGCCCAGATTGATCTGCTTGGCCCGCTGCCGGCCGACCAGATCACGGCGCACGAGATCTGCGATCCAGCCGTGGGCGCCATCGTCGCTCAATTGATCCTCCAGCGCTCGGTCTATATCCGCGAGAATTACACCATCGTCCTCGGCTGGGAATATTGCCTGCTGGAGCCGATGGACATCGTCACCGCGACCCGCAAGCGGCTCGGCATGAACAAGCTGCCGATCCGGATCACGGGGATTGAGGAAGACGATCAGGGGAACCTGACCATGACGGCCGAGGAATTCCCGGCCGGCATCGCCACGGCGACCCAATACCCGAAACAGAGCCGCACGGCGTACCAGGCGAACTACGCGGTCGCCCCCGGTCCGGTGAACCCGCCCGTCATCTTCGAACCCGATGCCGATCTGTTGGGCGGGTCGGTTCCCCAGGTCTGGGTCGCGGCCTCCGGCGGCGTCAACTGGGGCGGTTGCTCGGTCCATATCTCGGTCGACAATCAAACCTTTACCCGCGTCGGCGAGATCGAGCTGCCGGCGC